AACAAGGCTCACACACAGTCATCTGAAAGTGAAGCCGAGATTATTAACCTTAAAAAGTTAGCAGGTATCAAATAAGGAGTATACCAAAATGACACAGAATCTATTTGAAAATTGGGACGTAACAAGAGAAGCCCTAACAGATGGTCTAGCTGGCAACAAGAAGGTGGTAATGGAATCAGTTCTAGAAAATACAAAGAGCTACCTTTCAGAATCAGCAGCAGCAGGCTCAACTATGGCAGGCAACATTGCATCACTTAACAAAGTGATCCTACCAGTAATTCGTCGTGTAATGCCAACAGTTATTGCAAACGAATTAGTTGGTGTTCAGCCAATGACAGGTCCAGTGGGCCAAATTCACACTCTACGTGTGCGATACGGTCAAACAGCAGCTGGTGTATCAGCTGGTGACGAAGCACTATCACCATTTGCAATCGCAAAAGGTTATTCAGGCGATGCATCAAACGGCACAGCAGACGCAACTGCAAACCTAGAAGCTGATGCAGGACGTAAACTAAGCATCCAAGTTCTAAAGCAGACAGTGGAAGCTAAAACACGTAAGCTATCAGCACGTTGGACATTTGAAGCGGCACAAGATGCTAATTCAATGCACGGTCTAGACGTTGAAGCAGAAATCATGCAAGCACTTGCACAAGAGATTACTGCTGAAATCGACCAAGAAGTTCTAACATCACTACGCACACTAGCAGGTGCAGCAACTGACACATACGATCAAGCGAACGTATCAGGAACTGCAACATTCGTTGGTGATCAGCATGCGGCACTAGCAGTGCTAATCAACAGAGCAGCAAACCTAATCGCGGCAAGAACACGCCGAGGCGCAGGTAACTATGTTGTTATCTCACCAACAATGCTAACTGTACTACAGTCAGCAACAACATCAGCATTTGCACGTACAACTGAAGGTCCTTTTGAAGCACCAACAAATACAAAATTTGTAGGTACTTTAAACAACACAATGAGAGTGTTCGTAGACCAGTATGCAGCAGACAACGCACCGCTTCTAGTAGGCTACAAAGGTGACGGCGAGATTGACGCAGCAGCATTCTACTGCCCATATATCCCACTAATGTCATCAGGCACAGTCCTAGATCCAGCAACATTCGAACCAACAGTGTCATTCATGACACGTTACGGTTACGTAGAGCTAAACAACCAGGCTTCATCACTTGGTAATGCAGCAGACTACCTAGCTAAAATCGATGTTGACTCAGCAGCACTATCATTCCAGTAAGAATTACTTGGAATACAAAAACAAGAAAAGCAGGACTTCGGTCCTGCTTTTTTATTGATCTATTTTATTTTCTATGCTATAAATAAAATGTAACATAATGTTACATTTGTGAGCGATGGGGTAAAGCCATCAAGCAAAGGAGAAAATTATGGAACTACTCACAGTATGGATGCTGGTAGGCTTTTTATTTGCGGCCTATGCAGTTATAGCAAATGATTCGGTGCAAACGTTGGGCACTTGGATTGCATCAAACAACGAAAAATTTCATTGGAGAACAATGTGGGCCGCTGCTTCAGCGGTTTTAATATATACACTTTGGTATGGGTGGTATATGAACGGAGGCGACATTAGTTATGGACGCTTAAATAAAATACCTTTTCAAGAAATAAAATGGTACCATGCAATGGCGCCTGGACTATTACTAATACTTACAAGGATAGGTGTACCAGTTAGTACAAGTTTCCTAGTATTGAGTGCATTTGCAAGTACATTTGTGCTAGAAAAAATGCTAATGAAATCTATGATGGGATATGCAGTAGCCGCAGTTGCAGCTTACACCATTTGGCTTGTAGTAAGCAAGTTACTCAACGAAGCAAAGCCAGTTAAAGAAGAACACAAACATTTGTGGCGCATTGGACAATGGATAACAACAGGATTGTTGTGGTTTACTTGGTTGTCACATGATATGGCAAATATTGCTGTATTTTTACCACGTCAAATTCCTTGGGATTTAATGGTATTAGTAAGTTTAATATTTGTTGGTGGACTTTATTTTATGTTTCGAGAAGGTGGAGGCAAAATACAAAATATTGTCATTGAAAAACACAATACAAGATATGTAAGAAGTGCTACAATAATTGATTTAGTATATTGGTTAATACTTTGGTTCTTCAAAGAGCTAAATGATATTCCTATGTCAACGACTTGGGTGTTTGTTGGTTTGCTATGTGGTAGAGAATTAGCTATGGCAACAATGACAGGCAAGCACAAGTTTAAAACAGTGTTTCCACTTGTTACACGTGACTTCTTTAAAATGATGATTGGACTTGCAGCATCAGTTGGTGTTGTGCTAACAATTCATTATATAATTGTTCCAAACGGGCTTTAGATAAATAATGGTGTAGCACAGAGTTGTGCTACATCATCAATGATGGTTTACACTGATTATAACAGAGTTGTTATATTAAAGGGTGTGACTCATTTATTCATTAAAAATAAATGTTTTATTCATGGTTTACAAAAGTAAACTTACATTAAGTCAAAATGGAGAATATTACAATGACTACATCAACTGAATTTGTAGCACAGCTACAAAAAGACAACGAAGCACTTTTCACAGCTTCAAAAATGAACGTTAAAGCATACTTTGAGTCAAAAGACAATTCAATGGAAGCTCTAGTTGAGCATTTCACTGGACGTATGGTTAACGAAAGAATGAACATGGTTGAGATTTCAGCACAAGTGGCTAACATGCCAGCTGATGCAGATCCTGTTGAATTACAAAACCTTTCAAAGCAAGCGATGGACGAAGCAATTCACTTCCGTATGGTAAAAGAATGCATCGAAAAAATCACTGGCGAAGAACTAGACGTTGCTGATGCTATGGCAAAAGAAGCGGCTAAGCCACAAGCTAAAGGTGCAGATCTACTAGACGCATATGAAGCGGCAGAAGATCCAGCAGCTCTAGCTGTATATCAAATCGTTGCAGAAGGTCGTGCGGCAGCAGTATGGTCACAAATGGCAGAAACAATTGAAGATTCATTCATTGCAAAGTCATATGCTAAAATTGCTAAAGACGAAGGATTCCATTCAACTATTGGTGCAATGAAATTAGAATCAATTGCAACTACACCAGAAGTTCAAGCACACGTAACAAAAATCGTTGACGGTATGAGAAAAGACCTATTCGAAGTTTCATGTGAAAACACAGTTGAAGCATCTGGTTCACGTGAACTAGTTAATGAAGCTTACGGTTGGTAAGGATTAATTGTAATGAATATTGGGTTAACGCAACGCATATTCCATTACAATGATTTTGCGTATGATTGTTTAGAACATGGTTGGTACAACCTACTAAGCGATCATACGCTTTTTAATATAGCAAACAATCCAGAACAAGATTTTTCTAATGTAATCAAAGACTTAGACATGGTAATCTTTACAGGTGGCGATGCGAGTAGTCCTAGGATAATAACAGAAATAAGACTACTTACCGAGTGTTATAAACAAAAAAAACCTGTACTAGGAGTTTGCCACGGAGCATTTTTAATTAATCAACTTGAAGAAGGTATTAATATAGAATGTGAGGATCATTATAAAACGGAACATGAAGTTACAATGGATAATAAATCTGTTGTAGTAAACAGCTATCATCAAAACAAAATTTTAAAATTAGCAGAGGGATTTTTACCTACTGCTATCACAAAAGAAGGTGACATTGAAGCATTCAAACATAATATTAATAAAGTATGGGGTATAGTTTGGCATCCAGAGAGAATGGAAAATCCTGTTCTGCCAAACGATCTAGAACAATTTATTAATAACATTTAAAAAAAAAGTTTAAAAAAAGGTTGACATCCTGGTATAACTTTGTTATATTAGTAACATAACAAGACGTTGTTATACGGGTTGGCCGAATAAGTTCTAACAAAGCGGAACTAAGGCAATGCCAAAGGAACTTAGCGGTTCGCCTTAGCGGGTGCAGGCAGGTAAGATGACAGTTAGCAGAACCAAGTTTTGTCGGTGCGTCTTTAGAGGGTGGTATCCTTTGCCCACTTTTAAAAACCTCACTTCGGTGGGGTTTTTTATTGACTTGTAAATCTAAAAGTTGTATAATAGAGATATGTATTTTAATAATTGGAATCCCCCTACATCGGATAACTTTAGATCACTTATTGATTTTGATAACGGTGTATCTGCTTCATTTGGTTGTAGTTTTACAGAAGGTGTAGGTGTGTATGCTGATCAAACTTGGAGCTTTTTACTTAACATAGCTAATTGTGGATTAAATGGTGCTAGTAATGATAAAATATGCAGAACTGCAATAGAGTATTGTAACAAGTATAGTCCTGGAAAAATATATGTAATGTGGACTTTTAAAAATCGTAGAGAAGTTGTTGATGATACTGGAACATTTTTAAAGTTTAAAGCATTTGATCCTGGATCAAAAAATTATGTATGGCATAAAGCAAGTGCAGAACTGATCAATGATTATAGCGATCAATATAATTATGAAAAAAACAAATTATTATTACAAAGTTTTTGTGAAATAAAAAATATACGTTTGTATAGCACAGATGTTAACTGTATACCAAATGATAAATTAGGCAATGATAATGCACATCCTGGTGTAGAATGGCATGAAAAAGTATACAATTTATTCAAAAAATAAAACTATTATACTACAACAGAATTGTCATAAATAAAACTATATAAAGGAAGTAAGGAAGCAATGTCTACGCATGTAAAACCAGATGCTGATCGATTTGTAATTGAAAGTAGTCTCAATTTTAGCGATTTAAATAACGTTGACGTAAATAATCCAGAATCTGCACTAATTGTAAAAGGTGGAGCATTTATTAACAACGATTTATTTGTAAATGGGACGCTAGTAGTAAACGGCGATGTAATAAGTTTAGGTAATACAGGCGGCACACTTACACTTAACAGTAATATATCGAGTAACGTAGAACCAAGTTCCACGGATACTTATAATTTAGGAAGCACAACGAAATACTGGAGCGCATTGTATGCGAATACAGTAAATATCTCACAATCATCTACTACAGATTTTACATCCAATAATACAGTCATAGAAATTAATGCATCAACAAATGCAGCAGTAACACTGGCTGACACAACCAATGGGGATGTAAAAATTATTGTAACAACGGTGCAACCAACTGCGCCAGTTGTAGTAACACCAACTAATGCTAATAGTTTTGCAAGTGTTACATTTACAAATGTGGGAGACAGTGCTACATTGTTATTTGTAAATGGCTCTTGGAACATAATTTCTACCTTCCGAGCTAGTGTAAACTAGTAAAATACGTAAGAACCCAGAAGGGATGTTACAAAGAGGAAGTAGTAAAATGTCGTGTGACGTAAATTTTATAAAATGCCACAAATACTCCAAACCAGGAGTAGTTTATGGCAATTAATATTAATCATTCAACAGGCAAAATTTCATCTGAATCAGATTTAAAACTAGATGCTGGTGTTGGAGACAATATAGATGTTTCTACTAAGATTGTAAAAAATGCATCAGATCCAGTTGATAATCAAGACCTTGTAACAAAAATTTATTTAGATAATGCATTAAGTGGTGCAACAGGTCAAGCAAATCTTTTGCTAGGTACACCACCGGATGGTCAATTTACTGATGGTGCATATCAAGGATTTGATTCTGCACAAACTCTCACAGAAGCTATTGATGATTTAAATGAAGTAATTGAAAATGTTCGTAATGATACATTTGTAAGAACAATTGATTTTTTAGCTAATCAAACTGTTGGCGGTGCAGGACTAACAACTACATTAACTATAACCACAGAAGGCAATGCAAATAGGTATACTATTAATTGGGGTGATGGAGATGTTACAACAGCTACCACTGATAGTACACCAACACATACATATGCTAACAATGCTGGTAGTCCATATGATGTTCAAGTTACAGCATTTAATAATCAGGGTAGCGGTAGCGGATCTACTGTATCAAAACTAAGAGAAGATTATATTACTATCTTTACTGCTGATCCTGCGGTCAGTTTTGCAGTTTATGATGCACTAACTGGTGGTAATGCAATTACGACATGGGATGATGGTGATACTGTATACTTTGAAAACACAACTACAAATACCAATGGTGCAACAATTCAGTACACATGGGAATGGGGAGATGGTTCAAGTGATGATGTAATTACAGATGATACAGTAGCAGGCGGAGCAGATGGTGTAAGAATTTCTCATACCTTTGCAGCCAGCACAGAACAAGAAGTAACTAGACAAGTTACACTTACATTAGATAGTCATAGTACAGCAACACCAGGTATTGTTCCATTGGATGATGATACATCGTTTAAAATTTATGATACACATACACCAGATGTAAGTAGTGATATAACAACAGGTATAAATGAAGAAGCTAACAATGGATTAACAGTTACATTTACAAATAATACAGAAAATACAATTGGCAGCTATTCGCAATACGGTATACAATATATTTGGACATTTGGCGATGGTGATACACAAACTGTAAATGTAGGCAGTGGGTCGTCGGGTGATACAAGTGGGTCTATTACACACAAATATACTTTATCAGGAAATAATACAGCAACAGACTATACTGGAAATTTACAGGTTGTAAGTCAACATACAAATAGTCCATTTTTTAGTAGTGATTTTGTAATTCATGTTGAGCCAGATGTAAGAGCAAGTATAAATGGTAGTGCTGATACTGTTAGCGATCGTAATGGAGATAACCAATATGATGTTTATGATGGTGTTGATTATAATGGCGTAAATCGTGCATTAGTTACAGTTAGTAATACAACACAACATGGTGATACTTTTGATTGGAATTGGAACGATGGTAGTGCCAACGATGCAACTTCAGATTTAAGTAGTGTAGCTCATGACTTTAGTGGAGTTGCTACAGGTAATTACCAACTTGTAATGACAGCAACAGGACAACCTGATATTACAACACAAACAGATACAGATACACTTACTTTTCAAGTTAATGCTGTACCTAGCGCACCAAGTGGACTTAGTAGTAAAACAATACAACTAACAGATTCTGCACAAGGATATAGTCCTGCACTAGCACATGGGTTTACAGATAATAGTGCAACATCTCCTTTGAGTTCTGGTGATAGTTTATCAACACCAACAGCAAGAAGATATATAAGTGGTACAATTGACACGTCTGTGGCACAAAATGCATATAATGGGTTAAGTGGAACAGCCACAGCTATTGTAAATGGATCTGCAGATGGATCAAAAGCATTTACAACAGCATTAAATGAAAATGGAACATTTGATAGTCTTGTAATTAGTGATCAGCGTGATGCAAATGACAGTATCAGCAGCACAACATATCCCACAGATTTTTATCAAACATTTGATGCTAAAATTACAAAATCTTTTAGCGAATACACAACAGGTGTAAATGATCAAAGAATTGAACACAGTGAAACTGGCAATACAAACTATGTAACAGTGGTAAGTGATGACAACACTGCCGTTCCTACAGTAGATACATCAAGTGCTACTATGACAGAAAGCAACAGTGGCACATATAGATACATTAGTGGTATACCGTATTACAATTCAGGTAGTCCACAAATTACTGTAAGTGGAATTACTATCAGTGATTGGATAGGACAAGCCTATAGAGATACTACAAGTGTATTAGAAATACAAAATGGCACCAACTATGAAAGCACTAGTGGTGCAACAATTAATACTCAGTATAAGACATATACTGATTTACAAGATACCCCATATTTAACCAGTGGTATTCCAAACGCAAACACGCTAAACTATAGCTTTGCAGATCAAACAGTAGATATTACTAGTAGTAATATTGCTGCTGTTGAAGATATCAAAGTCAAAGCGTATAATGTAAACGGCACAAGCAATTTTGAATCGCTTCCTACAAAACTGCAAGTACATACATCCAATCCGTTTGGTATTTTGGAGTTATCCATACCTGTAGAGTCATCGCTTGGTAATGGGGTTATTACATCGGCTGGAACACGTGTTGCAGACTTTGTGAGTGACTCTACAGATACTCCAACAATTAATAGTTCTACAAACTATACTTCTACACCGTTTACAGGTGCAATTACAGTATCGGGTACGCAAGAAGCTACTGTAAGATGGGGTAACATTATACATGATACAACAGATTATAGTACAGGCTATTTGCCAGTAGGACCAGACAGAAGTTCAGATACTGGAACACAGTATTTTACTTTTGCCTTTCAAAGACAAGTTGTTGCCAATTTTGGCATTGATATTACAGCAACAGGTATTGAGGGATTGTGGATAGCAGCACCAGGAACTGCAATTGATAGTGCAAGCGGTCTAAATGGATGGATTGATTGTACAGTGCAGTATGCCGGTGTTGGTGTTCCAGGTAGCGACACAGCAAATGGGGGCAATGGTTCAGACGGTTGTGCATTTACTGGAGCAGATGTTGTTCCTACTAGCACAGGCTTGAATGGAACTTATACTATGACATTAGGTAGTGAGAATATGAGTAATGCAACAAATAATGTTGTATTAGTTAGAGTTGCTATTTCAAGTGGACAACAAATTACAAATATTGATGTGGAGGATGTTAGTTAATGGCTATTTCCGACACACAAAAGGTAGACTACCTATTTAAGAAAGTTGGTTTTGGTGTAACTAAAACTGATACTAATGCTAATAAATTAGCACCAAACGAAAGTATTGCAAGTCCACTTTTACTACGTGGAGATAAAGTATGGGCAGAAGCTGGAGATATTCCAAGTGTAAAACCATCAAGTGACACTGATCAAGTTAAACTTTATACTGCCGTAGAATGCACAGAAGATATTACTGCTACAGGTAATAGAACTTGGAAAACTGATATTACAGATTGGATTCCACCTGAGTTTGGATCTACATATCTAGTAAGTGTATATATTCATACAAGTGGAGACGCTGCAGGCGCTGAAGTTATTGCTAACAAAGTATTTGTTACAGGAACTAACAACAATGATGAATGGTTCTTTGATTATCAATCTGGTGTTTTAAATTTTATTGGTACTAACTTACCTGACGGTAAAAGTTTTACAGGTAAAAGTGTTTACATCACTGGTGCTACTTATGATGGAAGATTTGGCGTTGGTGATAGCAACGTAACAAATAATATTAATGCTGCATTAACTCAAGAAATTACAGATAGAACAAATGCAGATACTAACTTACAAGATCAAATTGATGATCTTCTTAGTAATACTGATCCAGCAACACTTGATTCGCTTAGTGAAATTGTAACGGCTTTTCAATCAGCAGATACAGCATTTGCTACATCAACAGAGCTTACAACTCTAGAAGCAACACTTAGAAGTGATTTAGCAATTCCAGTTGCTACATATGAAGCACCTCAGTTTTTCTATGGAGATGGTAGCACAGTAGATTTTACTTTAAATGATACACCTGGACAAGTAGAAGCAATTGATGTTTATGTGAATAGCGTATTACAACACAATGATGTATTTACTTTAAGTGGAGCAGTAATTACATTTAGCACTACACCTCTTACAGGTGACGAAATATATGTAAAGTATAGATCATCTCATGCCACAATTGCTGTTTTACCGGTAAACAGTGTAGACAATACAATGTTAAATTTAACATATACAAGTAATCAGTTTACAGGATCAAGCACAACAACTTACACTATACAAACAGGTCATACAGTTGATAGCATTTTAGTTATCATTGATGGATTAATAATTTCACCAAATGAGTATTCAGTTAATGGAACAACATTGACGTTAAATACAAGTCCAAGCACAAGTGCAGTTATTGACATTAGGTACATGCCTATTTAATTACAAAACTTTTTTTGTATCAGTCATTATCATAATACATAATCAATCACAAAATTCGGTAAATATTGTTACACGGTTCTCCCGTGTAGTTATTAATTTAATAACTCTCGTATATAAAGATATATACGATCAAATATATTTGATTGGAGAAATCTAAATGGCTTTTAGACAAATTAAGAGTCCTGCTCTAGCTGATCAGTCGGTCAACACGAGCAAACTAGACGTAAGCGCAATTTCAGGCCAAGGTGCTCTTACAACTCTTATTGCAGCGGATGAATTCTTAGTTCACGATTCAGCTAATGGCGCGGTAAAGAAAATTACCTCAGCTAATCTGATCGGTGCTTATGATTCAGATGATATTGCAGAAGGTTCTAGTAATTTATACTTTACCAATGCACGTGTTGAGTCAGCAGTAGATGCTTACATAACTGGCGGCACGGGTGTAGATGTCGCAAGTGGTGTGATAAGCATCGGACAGGACGTCGGTACAACAGAAGATGTTACATTTAACGATGTTACAGTTGACGGTGTTCTATCAACAGACGATTTAACTGCAACAAACGTTACTGCTTCTGGTAACATGATCGTTACAGGTAACTTAACTGTACAAGGTACTACAGTAACAGTTGATTCAACAACAGTTGCACTTGGTGATAACATTCTTGAATTACAAAAAGACGCAACTGGCGCAGCATTAGATGCTGGTATTAGCGTTGTTAGAGGATCAGATGGAGACAAACGTTTCATCTGGAATGAAACAGACGACCGTTGGACAACCGAGGGTGAAGACATAAAAGCTGGTAACTTTATTTTAGAAACAGGTGGACAGTTTATTGGTAACCTACTAGGTGACGTAACAGGCGATGTAACTGGTGATTTAACTGGTGACGTAACAGGTAATGTAACAGGTAACGTAACAGGTAACGTAACAGGCGATGTAACTGGTGATTTAACTGGTGACGTAACTGGTGATGTAGCTGGTGATTTAACTGGTGACGTAACAGGTAATGTAACAGGTAACGTAACAGGTACAGTATCATCACTTGCTAACCATGACACAGACGCATTAACAGAAGGTTCATCTAACCTATATTTTACTCAAGCACGTGCTGATGCACGTATTGCAGCAGCATCAATTGGTGCTTTATCAGATGTTGATATTACAGGTATCGCTTCAGGTAACACAGTTGTATGGAATGGATCTACATTTACAACAGCTGATCACTTTGATGGTGTAGACTTTAACAATGAGCTTGCATCAAAAGATACAGATGATCTAAGTGAAGGTGCAACTAACAAATACTTCACAACAGCTCGCGCACGTAATTCTATTTCAGCAAGTGGCGATCTTTCATATGATGCAGGCACAGGTGTTGTATCATTTACAGAACGTACAAATGCAGAAGTAATTGGATTAGCAAGAGGCTCACTTTCAGCTACTAACACTGGCTCAGGACATGGTGCTATTTCATATACATCAGGAACAGGCGTAATTGATTTTACTCCAGTAACATCAGCAAACATTCGCAGCGAAATATCAGCTGTAGATGCTGGCGGTGACGGTTCTTTTGCTTATGATTCAGGCACAGGTGCATTTACATACACAGGTCCATCAGCAGCAGAAACACAAGCACACTTTGCTGCAGCTACTACAGGAACAGGTTTTGGTGATTTATCATACTCAGGTGGCACTTTTACATATACAAAAGTAACATCAGCAAACCTATTATCTCTATTCTCAGTTGCTAACGATGGTGATATGACTATTTTAACATACGACAGTGCAACAGGTGAGATTGCATCAGATCTTTCAGAAGCAGACATTACTGGTTTATTTTCAGCGTCCAATTCAGGAACATTTGGAACTAGTGCATTATCATTTAACGCTGGTGCTATTGACTTAACAATCAATAACACAGACATCACAGGCTTGTTTTCAGTAACAGACGCAGGTGGTGACGGTTCATTAACATACAACAATGCAACTGGTGCATTTACATATACAGGCCCATCTAAAGCTGAAGTATTAGCTCACATTTCAGGTGGAACTGGTGTAACAGTAAGCGGTGCTGGTGTAATTGCAATCGGTCAAGCTGTTGGTACTACAGATGATGTTACATTTAACTCAGTAACAGGTGACGTAACTGGTGATTTAACTGGTGACGTAACAGGCAATGTAACAGGTAACGTAACAGGCAATGTTACAGGAAACCTAACTGGTAACGTAACTGGCGATCTAACAGGTGATGTAACAGGTGACGTAACTGGCGATGTAACTGGTAATTTAACTGGTAACGTAACAGGTAATGTAACTGGCGATCTAACAGGTGATGTAACTGGTGATGTAACTGGTGATTTAACTGGTAACGTAACAGGTAACGTAACAGGTAACGTAACTGGCAATCTAACTGGTGATGTAACTGGTGATGTAACTGGTGATTTAACTGGTGATGTAACTGGTGATTTAACTGGTAACGTAACAGGTAATGTAACTGGTAACCTAACAGGTAACGTAACAGGAACAGTATCAGACATTTCAAACCACGACACTGATGCATTAGCAGAAGGTTCAACTAACCAATATCATACAACAACTCGCGCACGTAATTCAGTAAGCGGTGGTACAGGTGTAACATATACAGCTGGTACTGGTGTAATTGAAATTGGTCAAGATGTTGCAACAACAGCAAACGTTACATTTAACGATGCTACTTTTGATGGTGAAGTTACAATTGAAGGTGACTTAACAGTTAAAGGTACAACAACATCAGTTAACTCAAACGAAGTTAACATTGGTGACAATATCATTGTTCTAAACTCAGACGAAACAGGTGCACCATCACAAGATGGCGGTATTGAAGTCGAAAGAGGTACATCAGGTAATGCAAGATTTGTATGGGATGAGACAAATGATCGTTGGTCAGCTGAAGTATTTGATGGCTCAGCATACGTAGCAGCTCCTGTTAACATGTCAGCGGTTGCAGCGGCAATGTTCACTGGTAATTTAACTGGCGACATTTATGCAGATGATGCAACAAATAAAGTTCTTGAAAATGGAACAGATGGTACAGATGCTACATTTACAGGTGACGTAACTGGTGATTTAACTGGTGATGTAACAGGTGATGTAACAGGAAACCTAACAGGTAACGTAACAGGTAACGTAACTGGTGATTTAACTGGTGATGTAACAGGTGACGTAACTGGAGATCTAACAGGTAATGTAACAGGTAATGTAACAGGTAACGTAACTGGAGATCTAACAGGTAACGTAACAGGTGACGTAACTGGCGATGTAACTGGAGATCTAACTGGTAATGTAACTGGTAATGTAACAGGTAACGTAACTGGTGATTTAACTGGTGATGTAACAGGTAACGTAACAGGTGATTTAACTGGTGATGTAACTGGTGATTTAACTGGTAACGTAACAGGTAATGTAACTGGTAATGTAACTGGTAATATTACATCAACTGGCACATCAACATTTACAACTGTTGATATCAACGGTGGTGCAATTGACGGAACAGCAATTGGTGCAACAACAACATCAACTGGTGCTTTCACATCAATTAGTGCTTCAGGTCTTATCAGTGCAAACGGTGGTGTATCAGGTAATGTAACAGGTAACTTAACTGGTAATGTAACTGGCGATGTAACAGGTAATGTAACTGGTGATTTAACTGGTGATGTAACAGGTGACGTAACTGGTGATTTAACTGGTGATGTAACAGGTGACGTAGTTGGTGATCTAATTGGTGACGTAACAGGCACTGTATCAGACATTTCAAATCACGACACTGATGCATTAACAGAAGGCTCAGCTAACCTATACTTTACAGATGCAAGAGCACGTGGTGCTATTTCTGTAACTGATTCAGGCGGTGACGGCTCATTAGCTTACAATAGTGCAACTGGTGTAATCACATACACAGGTCCATCACAAGCTGAAGTATTAGCTCACGTATCAGGTGGTACAGGTGTAACAATCAGTGGCGTAGGTGTAATTGCAATTGGTCAAGATGTTGCTACATCAGCAAGTCCAACATTTGCAGGTGCAACAATGTCAGCAGATATTGCTATGGGAACAAACCAGATCACAGGTCTTGGTGCTCCAGTAAACAACACTGATGCAGCAACAAAAGGTTATGTCGATGGTGAAGTTAACTCGCTTAACTCAACAATCGCAGCACTAGATACAGATGATATCGCAGAAGGTTCAAATCTTTACTTTACTAATGCACGTGCTGATGCACGTATTGCAGCAGCATCGATTAATGATTTATCAGATGTAGATACTTCATCAGTAGCAGACGGTGAGATCCTTGTATATGATGCAGGTAACAGCGAATTTACTACTGCAACTATCGGTTCACAGATTTCAGTTCTATCACTAAATGACGTAACTGATAACTCATTCTCAGGTAAGGATAACTATATCTTACAAGTTAATGATGCAGAAGATGCGATGGAACTTGTAGATCCAGCAACAGTAGCATGGGCAGGTTACAACAGAACAACTATTGCGGGTAGCAACACAGCTACTTACTCACTAGGGTTCACAGCTAACCAAGCATATGCACAAGTATTTGTTGGTGGTATCATTCAGGATCCAACAACTCACTACACAATTACTGGTTCATCAATTACGTTTGCAGCAGCTATTCCAGTAGGAACAGCGGCAGTTGTAATTAACCCAACAGTAGCGTCGGTACCGTCACTACAAGCTGGGTCAGTTTCTTTTGATAAGTTTGCTACAAATATTAAAGCATACGTTCAGAAAACACCTACAACAGCAACTAACTCTGCAACAACAATTGATACATTTGATGGATCATCATATCGTTCAGCTAAGTATATCATTCAGGTAGACAACGGCAGCGGAGAATACGAAACACGTGAAGCACTAGTTGTGCATGACGGTTCTGCAGCATACATTACAGAATATGCACTTGTATACACAGGTTCAGCTCTGTTAGGTGATGCAACAGTAGCTATGAATGGCTCTAATGTAGAACTAAAATATACAACAGCTTCAGGTAACGCAACAGTGAAGGTTATTGCAACTTACATTGATGTTTAATTAAAGCCAGGGAGGGGGTAACCCCTCTCTTTTACATAAACCACGAGGTTTACAAAATTCAAAAAGGAATTTGAAAAATGGCACAGAAAAAATTTATTATCGATGGTGGCTTTGAAACAAACGACGATTCTGTAATCACTGGCGACCTAACGATGACAGGTGATATCCTGCCATCCGCTGATAATACATATGACCTTGGATCTCCAACAAAAGTCTGGAAAGATGTTTATGTTGGTCCGGGATCTTTATATGTTAACGGTAAGAAAGTTCTTGAAGATGATTCTGATACAATCACTATTTCAACAGATACTGATCAAGATCTTCGTATCACAACACACGGCACAGGTTCATTAGAACTTTTTGCACAAGGCACAGGTAATGTGCAAATGAAAGCTACTCTTCAAATGGAAGATGGTAAGAAAATCACTAACTCAGCTGGTAACCCAGTTCAGTTCGGTGATAAAATTGACATGGACAACAACCAAATGATTAACCTTTCTGCTCCAACAGCAGATGGGCATGCGGCGAACAAAACATATGTTGATACAAAAGCAGAAGCTTATACTGATACAAGAGAAGCTGCAATTACAACAGCATATCAAGCATATGCTGACAGTGCAGTAGCAGACTTAGTTAACTCAGCACCAGCTGCGCTAGACACATTAAATGAACTAGCAGAAGCACTAGGTGATGACTCAAACTTTGCTACCACAGTAACAACAAATATTGCATCTGCTCAAACAGCAGCTCAGAACTATGCTGACGCGGCCGTAGCAACACTACAGTCAGGTGGTGCTTCATTTACAGGTGGTAACGTAGCTCTTGGCACAGACGTTGATCTTACATTAGATACAACATCTCAAGCAAAATTTGGAGCATCAGTTATTGTTGGTGACGATCCAGACAATGCTGGTAACCCAGCAATTTGTGCGTCATCATTTCGTCCAACAGCAGGTCAAGCAGACCTTAACCTAAAAGCAGGTTCAGGTGGTAATATTAACCTAGCAGATGGTGATGTTGAGTATGAAGGCGTAGGTATTGTTGGCGATGATCCAGATAATGGTGGTAATCCAACAGTATGTGCTTCTACATTCCGTCCAGTAAGTGGTCAAACTGATCTTAACTTACGTCCGGGATCAGGCGGTGCAATCACATTAGGCAGCACTGTTCTAAAAGGAGTAGCAACACCAGTAGCAACTACTGATGCAGCTAACAAAGCATACTCTGATGCGTCACAAGCGGCAGCAGAAGCTACAGCGGCATCTGATGCTACAACTAAAGCAGATGCGGCACAAGCAGCAGCAGAAGCTACAGCATCAGCAGATGCAACAAGTAAAGCAGATGCAGCAGAAGCAGATGCTATTACAACAGCAGCGGCAGACGCAACTTCAAAAGCAGATGCGGCACTTGCATCAGCACAAACATATGCTGATTCAGCAGAAGCAGATGCTATTACAACAGCAGCAGCAGACGCAACTTCAAAAGCAAACGCAGCACTTGCATCAGCACAAACATATGCTGATACAGCAGAAGCAGATGCAATTAATACAGCATCAGCAGACGCAACAAGTAAAGCAAATGCGGCACAATCAGCAGCAGAAGCTACAGCGGCGGCAGATGCAACAAGTAAAGCAGATGCGGCACAAGCGGCGGCTATTTCAGCAGTAACAAACGGTGCAGGAGCAGCTTTTGATACATTAAAAGAAATCCAAGATGCTATGGCAACAGATGCTGAATTAACAGCAGCAATCAGTGGCTTAACAATTGGTGACGGCACAATTACAATTACAGCAGGCAACGGTATGTCAGGTGGTGGAACATTCTCTACAAACCAAACTGGTTCTGGAAGTATTTCAGTTGCTATGTCAGGTTCATTCACTGGCGACTTTACAGCAACTGGTGATGTTACAGCATACTCAGATGATACACTAAAAACTAACGTTCAAGTTATTGATGGTGCATTAGGCAGAGTTGAAGCTATACGTGGTGTTACTTTTGATCGTATCGAAGACGGTTCAACATCAACAGGTGTTATTGCTCAAGAACTAGAAGCAGTATTACCACAGGCAGTTAAAACAGACGACAACGGAGTTCGTCATGTTGCTTATGGTAACATTACTGGTCTACTAATTGAAGCAGTAAAAGAACTATCTGCACAAGTAGCAGAACTAAAAAAGTAATTTATATTACTTAACAATATAGAGAGTGTGAGAAATTGCACTCTCTTTTTTTATAAACAAAGTATTTTATGATAAATACATTATATTAAGTCCATTTGGAGAAAATATCAATGACATTTAGAAAAATACAAACAACAAATCTTGTTAGCACAGAAACGGCTTTTACAGATCCTTTAATAATCCTTAACAAAGATGGCACCACAGCTACAGATGTTGGATTTTTAAGTAGAACAGGAAATGATACATATACAGGATTAATTAGAGATAGTGACACTTCTAAATATTATTTAATTGATAGTATTGATATGACTAATCAAGCAACAAATGATATTAGTGCAACAGATTCATCAATAAGTAAAGCAACATTGGTATTAGATACTATAGAAGTAACCTCATTAACTGCTGATAGTTCATTTGTTTTACCAAAAGGAACAGCAGCTAATAGACCAGCAAGTCCTGTAGAAGGACAAATGTATTTTAACACAGAAACTAAAATGTTTGAAGGTTATAACGGTACAGCATGGAAACAGCTAATACCGTCAGAATACCAAGAAACTTGATAAATACATGTAACTTGGAGAAGACAAAATGGCTTTTAAAATAGTAAATGATACAGTAATACACAATAATACAAATGTTCAGGTTGATAGTATGCCTGTATTAGTAGGCGATGGAGATCCTGCTACAAAAGTATTAGTACAAAACGTTATACTAGATGGTGCTACTGTTGATATGACACAGTCTATAGCATTACTAGATACAGACGATATTGCAGAAGGCGCAACTAATTTATACTTTACTGATGCATTAGCGCAAGGAGCACTTGCGACAGATATTTCAACATTAAATACAGCAATAACAACAGGTGATGCTACTACACTAAGCACAGCTAATTCATACACAGATACAAGAGAAACTGCAATTACAACGGCATATCAAGCATATGCTGATGCAGCAGTTTCTACTACAACAGGCGCACTTACAACAGATGATATTGCAGAAGCCAGCAATTTATATTATACAGATACAAGAGTTGATACCTACTTAACAGCTAATTCTTATGCTGATGAAAGTTATGTTGATACAGCAGAAACAGATGCAAAAGCATACACAGATACAAGAGAAACAGCTATAACCTCGGCATATACTACAGCAATTGCAAATAGTAGTAGTTCAAGCAGCACAACTTCAAATGCATACACAGATGCAGAAATAGCAACAGCAACAACTAATTTAGAAGCATACACAGATACAGCGGTAGCAAATGTTGTTGATTCGGCGCCAGCAGTATTAGACACATTAAATGAACTAGCAGCGGCATTAGGCGATGATGCAAATTTTGCAACAACTGTAAGTAACGATCTTGGAACCAGAGTAAGCAAAGCCGGTGATACTATGGCTGGAGCTTTAACACTTCCAGGTGCTCCAACAAATGCTAATCATGCCGCAACAAAATCATATGTCGATACTGCTTATACAGCAGGTAATGGATTATCATTAAGTGGAACAGAATTTTTAATGAGTGGAAGTTACACAGGTGATTTTACAGCAACAGGAGATGTTACTGCGTACTCAGATAGAGCATTAAAGCGTAATATAGAGACAATAGAAAACAGTTTAGATAAAGTTATGCAAATGCGTGGAGTTACATTTGAGAAAGATCAAAAACAAGGACTTGGTGTTATTGCTCAAGAAGTAGAACTAATTATACCAGAAGTTGTAAAACAAGATCAACATGGAATGCGTAGTGTAGCATATGGAAACATTGTGGGTGTTCTTATTGAAGCAATAAAAGAACAACAAAAGCAAATTGAAGAATTAAAATCTAAAATTAAATGAGGTTTATATGTCTAGACTAGTTACATTTGGTTGTAGTTTAACACAAGGTCAAGCACTCGAAGAAAACACTGAATTTTCAGAACTAAGCTGGCCTTATGTATTAGCAAAAAAATTAGATAAGACATGTGTCAATAACGGTGAAAATGGTGCTAGTGCTAAAAGAATATGGTATAATATTCTTGAAACTAATTTTGAACCAGATGATATAGTGGTAATTTTATGGACACATATGGATAGATGGTGTATTGTATACGAAGACCATCGAGGTGATGTTGATTATCAAGATTGGGATATATATCCTAATCAAAAAGAAGAATATAGAAATACTACATCAAAAACAACTGTAGGCATGAAAAATTTAAACCCAGGTTTTTATAATGACGAAGACAAATTAATGCACATGTGGTATGAACATTTTCACACAGATCTCGATATGACTTTACAATATTATTTACATGTAGCACATGCAAATACCTGGCTTAATAATAGAGTATCAAAAGTATATAACCTAAAAGCATCTGAGCCAGACAGAGTTGCATCTTTTAATGAAGTGCCTTTCTTAAAAACAGATATGGATACTATGAGAGATAATTATCCTAAGGCATTAGATAATCATCATCCAGGTCCTTTAGCTATGGAAAAATTTGCAGAATCAATTTATCAAGAAATACAAAATAAAAACTACTAACATTAGTTTTTATTCATAGTAGATAAATAACTGTAGATAGGTTTATCCTATGTTAACATTAATAAACTAACAAGGAGATTTAAGAATGGCAGCATTACCAGGAACAGGTTCGACACTGTCAATGGGTACAGTTCGTAACTATTTTGGTTTAAGTGGAACTATCTCTATGTCGACACTCGGAAATTTTATTTCACCATCAGTAACAACAAACATAGCTCTTTCAGCTACGTTTGGCGGATGGCAAAACCCTAATGCTTATGGTACAGCATCAGGTGTAGATCCAGCAAACGACGAAGGGCCAGGAGCAGTTTACCCAACACCGGACGGCGTAAACACAATCTAATATTCCCGATAATCTATAATCACTGTCAAAAAAACACTTGACAGTGATTTATTTTTCATTTAAAATACAACTAAATATATGTACAAGTAAACTCAACACAGGAGAAAACTATGAGTATTAGAACAAAATATGAAATTGAAACATTTGTTTTAGGAGCACATCCGTCCATTGCACGTAAAGCAATGGCATTACAAACTGAACTAATGTCAGCACGTGCGTCAAGTCATCCAGACTTAGCTGTCTTAGAATTAGTAGCAACAAACTTTGAATCTGAAAACGGTTCGATTGATTCGCTTATTGCTAATGTTGAAGAAAGCGAAGAAGAATACTGGGTAAATCGTTTAGCAAAATTAGCAGCTATTGATATTTTAACAATTGGTAAAGTTCAACCAGAACATATGTCATACATGGCATCAATGTCAGATGAAGCATTTGCTGCAACAGTAAAATCTGCAACTGCTCTTGCAAAATCACTTAATACAAGTGTTCAAGAAATTGAAGCAGAACTAGAATCAGAATTAGCATAACATATAATAATAATGGTAAGTATACCTAATCATTATTACAAAACTGATAAATCCGCAAATGTAGCAATTTGCGTTCCTGTGCGTGATACAGTTACAGCGGTTTTTGCACATAGTCTCGCTATGCTTATGAAAAAGTGTGGCGAGACTGGTTTATCTACTACCTTACATTTTAACATGGGTAGTGAAGTAGCTATGCAAAGACAGCAACTAGTAGATCAAGCATTACAAACAAGTTGTTCACATATTATGTGGATAGATTCAGATATGCAGTTTCCCGTAGATGTATTAAATATGCTACTAAGCCATAAAAAAGATATTGTAGCAGGAAATTATTCAACAAGAGTTCCTCCGTATAGGCCAGTTGCCTTTACAAATCCAAAAGATTTAGATAGTAGATGTTTTCTAGGAACAGGTCTCGAAGAAGTTTGGGCAGTAGGTAGTGGTATGATGCTTGTAAATAGAAAAGTATACGAAGACATACCAAAGCCTTTTTATAAAATTGAATACGATGAAAATTATAATAGCCTTGTAGGAGAAGATGTTTACTTCTGTAATAGCGCACATAAATATGGTTATACAGTATTTGTAGATCACGCATTAAGTGATAAAATTGCACACGTAGGTACACGTGCATTTACAATAAAGGATGATTGCAATGATTAATATGAAAGAGTTCCAAGGACAAAGTGTAGTAACACCTTGGGACAGGTTAAAAAAATATATTTTTAATTCATACCCTATAGTTAGAGTTGATAAAAGAGCAACAAGAGACGATACACTTCTTACATTAGCAAATGAGCATAGAGATAAAAGTGAAATGGTTTGGGTTGTAAATGATAGTGCAAATATAAGAAAAGATTTTCCTTGGCATTATAGACCAAGTGGAGATGGTAGAAATTACATACATAAATTTCCAACAGTAACAAAAAGAACCAAATCTACATTACTACACGGAGATATATATTTGGTTCCAACAGGTAGCTTATATCTGGGCAGTTACAAAAATAGAATTATTGCTTCTTATCAAAAAACAGACTTTGATGTGTTTATGATTAGTTATCATGAAGCAGAAGCAGATGCAAACTTTATAAAACTAAAACAAAAATTTCCTGATGCAAAACACGTAAAAAATGTAGAAGGTATTGCAAATGCACATAAAGAATGTGCTAAACAATCTGAAACAGAAATGGTTTATATAGTTGATGCTGATGCAGATATTGTTGATGATTTTTATTTTAATTATCTTCCACCTATGAGCAAACGTAACAATACAACATATGTATGGAGCGCACGTAACCCAATTAATGGATTAGAATATGGATATGGTGCTGTAAAATTATTTCCAAGACAACAATTGTTAGATATGGGACATGAACTTCCTGACTTTACAACAGGTGTTGCATTTTATCAACCTGTTGCTGATGTAAGCAATTATACAAGATTTAATAGAGATCCTTATAGAACATGGCGTAGTGCATTCCGTGAATGTGTTAAACTTGCATCAAGTGTAAATCCAAATCAAAAACAAGACGAAACAGATGCTAGACTTGAAACATGGACAACTGTAGACAATGGAGAACGTTTTGGTCGTTATTGTATAAAGGGTGCATTAGAAGGAAAAGCATACGGATTAGAACATAAAGGTGATGTTGAAGCTCTTAGCAAGATTAATGATTTTGATTGGTTGCGTGAGCAATTTGTTGCTAGTATGAAAAAACGTATTACAGAAAATTAATCTACTCAGCTTTATGAGTTTTATAAATTATTTTAACTTTTTTATTAAATTCATTATCTCTTAATTGTATATTAGCACCAGGATGCAATGGATTAGGATAGTTTCCTATTTTAACCCAAGCATATCCATTACTTTCGTCATTTAGAATAGGAATAAATTCTTTTTGTACAATAGATACAAAACTATGATATTCAAATTTTTTATTTGGCGATGTAAATTTGTTTAAAGGTATTACTTTTATTATACTCGGTAAAGTTCCTAATTCTTCATAAATTTCTCTATAAAGTGTTTCGCTTGGTCTTTCGTTACCTTCGCTTTTGCCACCAAAAAAGCCCCAAGTGTTTGGGTGCTTTACTTTACTTCCTCGTTGTTGTAATAAAATTCTTCCAGTATTTAAACTTAAAAAAATACAGCCACTTGCTTCAATCATAGATACAATCGCCAATACCCTGCGTTATACACGCCTTCGTTACTATTTAACCATTCGGATCCGTTCCATTCTAGTTGATCGTTGTTTGCAACGTTAGTAACATATTCAGTGGTATTTATTGACGAGCTATCAAATGTTATAGTCCAGTTTGTTCCATCATATTGAATTATATCAAATCTATTTGCAGTTAGACCTCCCCAATATGAATTAACTGGTAAATCATTTAGTAAGAGATATCGCTGTCCTGAAATTTGTGCAGGAACTGTTCCATCTCCAGGATAATTATTTGTTGGATCTACTAATGCATTAACTGCAACTACTGTGTTTGCTGGTAATGTTGTTAAATCAATATCAACATTTAATATATTTATATTTCCTTGATTAATACTTACTTTACCTACAATATCATTTGATTTATCACTAGGATCTGACCCATTTTTTCTTAACCTTACTTGACTTATTCCGTCTCTTATCACGCCAAAAGGTTTAGTTTCTTCTGCCCAATTGAGAGGTTGTCCGTTATCATTTAAACTAGTTCCATCTTTATTTAAAAGGAATAGTTGTGCGTTTTCAAATCTGGATTTTTTATCTTCATATGTAACAATTGTGTATTCTAGTGTATTTTTGTTAAAAGGTAAATTTTCTTTAAAGTCTTCTAAGTCTTCATCTGTAAGACTATATAATTCATTAATTACTGTATGTATTAATCTTTGTCTTTGTATTTTTGCAGGTGGGTTTATAAACACTGGAATGTCAAAACTTAAAGTGCTTACATCTATAATATCATCTATACTTGATCCAACACTTCTACTAGACCAGTTTGTGTTTGTCATTTCCACATGTGATAAAGCACTCCAGTCTACTATATTATTGCTTGTTCTAATGTCTAATGTTGGATTAAATAATACTAGTATCTGTTCCAATAATTGTAATTTTTGATCTGTATTAGAAGTCCAAACATCACAATTCATCTGGAGCATATAAGGTACAGGTGCATGTCTTTCAACGGTGTAATTATTACCACGTTCGTTTATATACTCGTTTGTGTCTTCGTCAAATTTCTTTTCATACACTTGCATTTTTTCAGTGTAATCTTGATATGTTCTTCTTTCTGGTAGCATGTTTAGTGCAGTTACGTAACAACTTATAAATGGAACACTGTTAACAACATTTTCACTGTTTTCACGTGTAATATGTGCTGCCATACGATTTATATCGCCATATCTTACAGGAACTTTTTGATATATAGGTAAACTTTCATCGTCTTTGCCCATTTGAACATTAAAGCCGCTAAACAGTCTAATGAACTGTTGAATATATCTTCTTATTTGTTTGTCGTAAAAATATTGTGCCATTATTCAAAATCACTTTTTGGTTTAAGCGCCTGTGATAGAGATTGACGCTCAGGAAATTCTTGATTATCAACTACAGTAGTTGAATTGTTGTTTATAAACGAGCTAGCATTATATGTTCTATCACTCCATGTGTCGTCTGTAACATTATCGTATAATCTATGCCATCTGCTGCCTCGAAATACAAATAATCTATTAGGTGTAAAATCAGTTCTTACAAAATAATCACTATCATTTGGATTTTGTGGAAATTGATCACCTGTCTCTAATGTTTCTCCGTGATCGTATTCGTTATTTTCACTATCAACACCAAATAAATGATCTGCAAGTGGTAGTCCAGTTGGATTAGCTGCTTCTGCACTAGCAACAATTGCATTTGAAATATTAAGTTCTGTTTTATAAGAACTTATATCATTCTTAAGTGAGTTTTCATCTGCGGCTGTGCCTAATATATCTGCATATTCTTGTGTATCTGTCAATGGTGCTACTTTCACTCTCCAAATGTGTGGATACCATGTTTGAGAAAATCCTTCAGCACTTCTTGCAGCATCTTGAACAACATAAAATTTGTTAATTGCATCTTTTTCGGCTGTAAGTAACAGTTCGTCACGTAAGTGAGGTAATTCTAAAACATCTCCTGGCATTAATTTTCTGTTTAATCTTTCAATCATATCGTTGATATGAAATGTTATAAACAATGTATCGTTTGTAAGGAATAATCCAAACTGTGTAAGATCAAAATCATTATCACTTACATTATATACACCACGTAATTCATAAATATCAGGATCATATTTACGATCTCTGTTTTCCATAAACAGTAGATCCTGTATTTGTGTTTCGTCAATAAGACCTTCTGGATTTATTTCTTCTCCAGTTATAAAATCTTTTTCTAATCCACTTCCATAATTTGGTTCACTAGGATCTTCATTATTTGATTGTGGACTTGGACCTAAGTATTTATGAACATGTATTGCTGTTCCACCAATGTCAAATTGTTCACGGACGCCTCTGTCCATAAATTTAAAGTCATTGCCTTTGTATGGTTTGTATAAACTGAGTCTTGGCATAATAATTCCTTAATATAGTGTATTTATGACAATGTGTATATAAAAATTTACTTGACAATTCTTTAATTTCGTTTACAATAATAACATCTAGATAAGAAAAGAAAAGGAAAACATATGTTTAGGTTTTTTAAGAACCGAAAATGGTGGTTATGGAGTTGGCTAGGGTCAGCTGCAATTTTAAGTTCACTATGGGTTCAAGTAGAAATTGATGTAAAAATCAATGAATGGTTTGGAACGTTTTACGATATGATTCAAAAAGCACTAGCCACACCAAATGCAATTACTATGGGTGAATATTGGAGTAGTTTAATTGAATTTATATATCTAGCAGGTATATATGTACTAATTGCTGTGATAGTAAGTTTCTTTACAGCTCATTATCTATTCCGTTGGAGAACGGCTATGGTAGAGTGGTATCATAGTGTATATGATAAAGCAAGAACCATAGAAGGTGCCGCACAAAGGGTACAAGAAGATACGATTAAATTTAGTCGTATCATGGAAGGACTTGGAACAAGTTTCATCGAAGCAATAATGATTCTTATTCAGTTTGTTCCAATTTTATTAGGACTAAGTGCAGGACTAACTATTATGTTCTTTGGAGAATGGCAATATGGACTTGTTACAGGTGCTCTACTTTGGAGTATAGGTGGCACACTATTCCTTATTGGATTAGGATGGGCATTTCGTTTAGTTGGAATCGAATATGATTTACAAAAGAAAGAAGCTGCTTATCGAAAAATTCTAGTGATTGCAGAAGACGATGAAAAAATTCGTCCTAAATCAATTGAAGAATTGTTTGATGGGGTGCGTAGTATACACTTTTTAAGTTATATACGTTATCTTTACTTTAATGTGGGTCGTATTGCATATTTACAAGCAAATGTGCTAAGTGCCTATGTATTCTTAGCACCGGCAATTGTAACAGGTGCAATTACATTAGGTGTAATGCAACAAATTATACGTGCATTTGGTCGTGTTGAAGGTAGTATGCAATATTTACTTAAAGCGTGGCCTACAATTATTGAATTAATGAGTGTATATAGACGTTTAAGAGAATTTGAACGCCAAATTGAAGAAAAATCAAAAGTAGCTATGTAATTTTTTTAAAAAAAATTATAAGTTATTGAAAGCGCAGGATTTTATCTTGCGCTTTTTTGTTGACAAGCAAGACATCTTAGTGTAAGCTATATATAAGTTGCAAATAAGGATATAACATGTTAGCAATAGATCATAAAACGTATTTAGATTATGTAGCATACAACCGTGCTAAAGGTTATGGCGCATTTCCAGAAGATCTTTGGAATGCATTAAAAGAACAGGAGGAAGAATTATGCAATTAAATACTGCAATTAATGTTCTAACAAAAAGAGCAGAAGATTTTTATGGTAAGTCGTTTAATTGGTTGGTCGATGCTATGGATAATGGCTTTGATGAAAATAACAGTATTACTAAAGCATACAAGATTTACAAGAAGAAGAATTAGAAAATAATTAAAAAAAAGGTTGACAAGTAAGATATCTTACTATATAGTAGTTATATAAGTTGAAAAAGGAACAAACAATGAAATATCAGATATTACAAATTCGTGCTACAGACGCTGAAATTGATCTTTTTAATTCAAGTGAAGATTATGATGCTGTTCCAAAAATTAAAGCAAGACGTGATATGTCTTTTCCTATACTTGTAAAATCAACTGTAGAAGCTCTTGCAAAAGATGCATTTAATAGCGGATTTTATACACATGTTGCAAACATTACTGCAAGCGATTTAGAGCATGTTTTTGAAATCGGTAACATTGGTCCTGAAGAAAACATTGAACGCCTTGATCGTATGGCAAGTATTAGTGTAGGTGATATTGTCATTGATGGAAACAATATTGTCTGGGTTGTTGCAGATTATGGTTTCAAGGAAGTAATGGAACTACAAACTGTATAATGAAAAAAATAACTTCATATTCCAAATACAGTGATTATTTAAAAGACTGTATAAGATTTGGAATTGAACCCATATCTCGTAATTTATGGAACTATGAATGTATGAAAGATACTTATGATAACTAATACGGAGTAAATAATGGAATATATAAAACAACTTCTTCAAACTTATCAAGCACAGATGGCTGGTCAATGGCCTGGCGATGAAAATGAAACACTTGACAAAATTGAAGAAGTATGTAATGCTCTTAATATTAGCGTAGAAGATGCGTTTGAATGGATAGATTAATAGGAGATAGAAATGGCACGTAAACCTGTAAAAGCAAAAGCACTTAAAAAAATACGTAAAGGTGCATTACAAGATCCATCGTGGGCTGGATATGAAACATGGACTGGTTTAGAGTTCCATCGTGCTAAACAAGCCGCTAGCGATTATTATTATAGAAATTATAAAGCAAGTGATCTAAACGAGTTTACATATAAATGGATGATCAATAACGGCTATACTAGAGAAGATGTACGTTGTGCTAAAGCAGATAAGAGTTACAATATATCACAGCCAGTAGGATATGTATGTCGTATGCTTGATTGTGGTATGCCTGATTATTATGAGCCACATAATGAGCATTGGAAATCTTGTCCAGGTACAAGTGGAGAAATCCAACCTTCTATTCCATGGATTAAGCAAAAAATTGAAGCTGCAATCGAAGGCGGTAAACCGTATGTAGAAGAAGCAAAAGCAAAAGCAGATGCTGAAAAGTCTAAAAAACCTTACAAGCCTAGCATTCAAGAACTCATGTTTGAGGCTAGTTGTGCTATGACTGAAGGTATTGAAGAATTCCTTGATGATTTTGTCCGTAATACAGATCCTAGTGTAGTAAAAGATTTTGAGCCTGTAAAAATTTTACGTGGTGTAGGATGTAAAATGGGTCATGCGAGACAAATTCGTAAATTTTACGAAGGTGAACTAGAAGAAGCAGTAGAACTTAATACAAAAGTTGGTAAGCGTGATATGGATGATATGCGTGAACAACTTGAAGAAGGTTATTCGCATTTAGATGCAAAACAAAAAAAAGCATGGTTAGAAGTTTATCGTAAAGTTATAGATGCTTGTGATATTATTATTGCAGAAAGTAAAGCAACAAGGAAGCCTCGAAAAGCAAAAGTTAGAACTGCAAATGATGTTGTAAAGAAACTTAAATTTAAAGCAAGTGATAGCACATATGGAGTTGCAAGTATTCCAGCAACAGATATTGTTGGTGCAAATATACTTGTAGTTTTTAATACAAAGAATCGTAAACTTGGATTATACTATGCAAGTAATATTGATCCTAAAGGACTACAGCGAGATGGTACAGGACTAAGTGTAAAAGGTACAACTATTATTGGTTATGATGAAAAGAGAAGTTTACAAAGAACTATACGTAAACCTAGTGAATTCTTGCCACAGGTAAAGAAAACAACTCGTGCAAAAACAGAAAAACTGTTTGATAGTATAAAAACTACAGAAACAAAGCTCAATGGACGTATGAATAGTGAAACAATTTTGATTGCGGCGTTTAACAAGTAAAAGTCGATAAATACAATGTAGGAGATACATTGTAATGACGGCAAGAAATAAATTATCAAAAGAAATAGAACTTCGTTTAGGCGGAGGTATGGTTGATGTAGAACTTGATCCCGAGCACTACGAACTTGCTACTGATAAAGCACTTGCAAAATATCGTCAACGTGCAGAAAATGCAGTAGAAGAGAGTTTTATAATTCTCGAAATGCAAAAGGAACAAAGTGAATATACACTTCCAAAAGAAATTATAGAAGTAAAAGACATTTATCGCAGAACAACAGGTATTAGTAGTGGGACGGGTAATAATATTGAACCGTTTCAAGCTGCATATATGAATACATATCTTCTCGGATCTAGTAGAAATGGTGGACTTGCTACTTTTGACTTTCTACAACAAAACAGAGAAACAATGGGTAAACTATTTGGTGCTGAAATTATGTTTACTTGGCGTCCACAAGAAAGTCGTCTAATACTTCATCGTAAAATAAAAGCACCAGATACAGCGGTGTTACATGTATACATGAATAGAATTGACGAAGACTTATTAACTGATCATTATGCGGCACCATGGATTAAAGATTATTCATTTGCTCATGCTAGATTAATGCTTGCTGAAGCACGTGGTAAGTTTACACAAATTGCAGGTCCGCAAGGCGGAACTACAATGAACGCAGATCAGTTACGTACTGATGCATTACAGGAAATTGACAAGCTAGAAACTGAACTTACAGTATACAATGATGGGTCAGCAGGCTTAGGTTTCATAATAGGCTAATGGAATTTTTATTTAAGGCTTTAATAAGCGGACTTATTGTTGCGACAGTAAGTTCACTATCTTTAAAAAATGCAACCATTGCAGCAGTAGTTATGGGAATTCCTTTTACAGCATTACTGAGTATGGCATTTATGTATTACAACGGTGTTGATTCGAACACATTTGCACAATTTAGTTTTCAAACGATATACTTTGTCTTGACAAGTTTAGTTTTTTTTGTTATATTTGGATTAGGAATTGGTAAACTAGGTTTTTGGCCAAGTATGGGACTTGGTATCTTAGTTACAATAATTTTATTTAATATTGTTTTGAGGATTTTATGAAAAAAGTTGTAGGTATTTGTGGGTTAATAGGACACGGTAAAGATACAGCAGCAGGTTTTTTAATTGAACAAGGATATCAGCGTATTAGTTTTGCTGGTGTATTAAAAGATGCCTGTGCTAATATTTTTAGTTGGGATAGAATATTACTAGAAGGCAATACAACAGAATCTCGTGTATGGAGAGAAACAGTAGACGAATGGTGGGCTGATAGATTAGGCATTGAAAATTTTACTCCTAGGTATGCTTTACAATATATAGGCACAGATGTTTTAAGAACACACTTTCATCCTGATATATGGGTAGCGGCATGCGAGCGTCAAATAGAAATGACAAATAGAAATGTTGTAATTAGTGATTGTAGATTTTTTAATGAACTTGGTGTAATAAAAAAATTAGGAGGAACTACTGCGGTAGTGTGGAGATTAGATAAACCTGATTGGTGGGCTACCGCTTGTGGTGTAAACAAAGCAGGAACACCTAGTTCAAATAATTCAATGAATATTGTATTCCCCGAAGTACACCCAAGTGAATGGAGTTGGGCAGGTTGGAATTTTGATTATAAAATAAACAACACTGGAACATTAGAAGATTTGCAATCAAGAACTCTTGAAGTTTTTGTCTGATTTGATAAATATAGACTCTATAATTCTGTAACCACCCCTTTTTACCCAATAGCGAATAAATACAGTTAGAAAATGATTCTAACTAGTAAAGGAGCTATTATTATGGCAAATCTTGTTTCACCTGGAGTCCAGGTTACTATCTCAGACGAATCAGTTTACGGTCCAGCTGGTGCAGGCACTGTACCAATGTTATTCATTGCTACAGGTGCAGACAAGGTGGATCCTACTGGTACGGAAGTTGACGGTATTGCAAAATATACCAAGTCAGCGGAAGCCGGCAAACCAATTCTAGTTACATCACAAAGAGAGCTAACACAATACTTTGGTAATTGTGATTTCCGCAAAGTAGCGGGCTCAGTAATGCAAGGTGATGAAACTAACGAATATGGTCTGCTAGCAGCTTACTCATTCTTAGGTCAAAGTGCGGCGGCATATATTGTTCGTGCAAACACTGACTTAACATCTTTACGTCCACAGGCAACAGCGCCAGTGGGTAATCCAGCTAATAACACATATTGGTTGAACCCTTCAGCAAGTGACTGGGGTATTTTTGAATACAGCGCAAGCGGCTGGACAGCAAAAACACCAACTGTTGAAATCGTAGCTAGCGGTGCACCAACAGTAGCAGCAGTTAACGGTTCATACCTGGTGCTTATTATAAATTCAACTACATCTACAAAAGTAGAATACTATATCGGCGAAGGCGGTGCATGGGAAAATCTCGACTCAGGTTGGGGAACAGGTACAGCTACACTAGCGCCACATTATTCAGTTCCATCATCACCTTCAGCAGGTGACGTATGGATAAAAACAACACGCCCAGGTGCAGGTACAGAACTTGACATAGGCTTGTTTACAACAACAGCGGGTGCATTTGTAAAACAAAGTGTAGTATATGCACAAGCAACTACACCAGCAGGCACTACATCAGATACATTTGCAGACGGCACAGCAGCCACTGCACGTAGTTTTGCAGAAGGCGAACTATGGATGGATTTAGGTGACGGTAGTTTTGAAATCAAACGTTATGACAGTGTTCAATCACAGTGGGACGATATTGCAACTGATAGCTCAGTAGCAACAGGCGGCTATGTAATTACAGTACAAATAGCAGAGCCAACAGGTAATCCAGTAGATGGCACAATTTGGTTTGATCCAGATGTAAACGATCTAGCAATTTACGAAGTTGCATTAGATAGCGGTGTCCAAAAATGGAAACGTATGACTGATATTCAATATAGTACACAAGCACCAACAAGCGATTCAGGTGGTGCAGCATTAGCAGATGGTGATTATTGGATTGATACAGATGCAGATGGATATCCAGCAATGTATCGTCATAACGGCTCGGCATGGGTTCGTAAAGATAACACAGATCAATCAACATCAAATGGTATTGTATTTGGCGACATTACAGCAAATGATACATCAGCAGGCACTTTTGAAGCTACTCTATTAGCAGGCGCTCCAAACCCATTACTATACCCAGTGGGAACAAGTGCAGTTAATATGTGTCGTTCAGCAAACACTGTAAGAATGTACGATGCAGACGCTAGCACAACTTGGAAATGGCGTAACCACGCAGGTAATCAAGCTGACGGCTCAGGCTCGTTTGGTAGACTTGCACAGCGTAAAGTTGTAGTAGCAGCGATGCAAGCAAGTGCATCAGGTTCTGAACTACGTGAAGATACAATTGCAATGCGTTTACTTGCAGCTCCAGGTTATCCAGAAATGATGGATGAAATGGTCGCATTAAACAGCGACCGTGACGAAACAGGTTTTGTTATTGTTGACGCACCATTCCGCTTAAATCCAACAGAAGCAGTAGCATGGATTAAAGGTAACGGTGCAGCAGAAAATGGAGAAACCGGGTTACTTACAAATAATACATATGCAGCAACATATTATCCTCATGTTCTTGCAACAAACCCTGTAACAGGTGATAGTGTAGTTGCACCAGCATCTCACTCGGCATTGTTTACATTTGCATTTTCAGATAACATCAGCTTTCAGTGGTTTGCTCCAGCAGGTTTAACACGTGGTGTTGTTCAAAACGCAGCAGGTGTTGGTTACATTAACAGTGAAGGTGAATTTACACCAGTATCATTAACACAAGGTGCTCGTGATGCAATGTATGAAGCAAAATTAAACCCAATTGCTAACTTCCCATCAGATGGTATTGTTATTTTTGGTCAGAAGACTTTACATTCGGGCGCAAGCGCACTGGACCGCGTCAATGTTGCTCGTTTAACAGCATACCTAAGAGAACGTTTTGCAGTAATTGCTCGTCCATTCTTATTTGAAGTAAATGACGAACTAACAAGAACAAATGCAAAACAGGTTTTTGATGGTTTCTTAGGAAACATTATGCAACAGCGTGGTTTATATGACTTTGCAGTAGTATGTGACGAAACAAACAACACTCCAGCAAGAATAGATGCTAATGAATTCTACATTGATGTAGCTATTGAGCCTACAAAATCAGCAGAATTTATCTACATTCCAATTCGTATTGTAAATACTGGAGAACTTGGCTAAAAATAGTTAAAAAATACAAAAGAGACCGTGGTTTTTAAGCGGTCTCTTTTTTTTGGCCAAACTTTGATAAATACATAGTATAACAAACTAGATTGTTTATAGGAGATATAAAATGCCAGTTATTTCAAACTTTGGTGTGCCGGTTAATGGAAACGATGGCACAACATTAATGCCAAAACTACAGTATCGCTTTCGTGTGATATTTAATGGTATTGGTAAAGCAGGAAATGCTAAAAAAGAGCTTACACAAAATGTAATTAGTGTATCTCGTCCAAATATGTCACACGAAGAAGTGATAGTAGATTCATACAACTCAAAAACTTACCTTGCTGGTAAGCATACATGGGAACCAGTAACAGTTGTTTTCCGTGATGATATGACATCAAATGTAATTAAAGCACTAGGTGAACAACTTAACAAGCAAGTAGACCACAGTGACCAAGCTTCGGCAATTGCAGGCGAAGGTTATAAGTTTGGTGTTGAAATTCAAACACTAGATGGTAACAACGGTCAAAACTCTGCACCAGCACAATTTGATAATTGGAAACTAATGGGTTGTTTTATTCAAAACGTTCAATATGGTGATTTAAATTATGCTACATCTGATATGGTTCAGGTAACACTTACTTTACGTTACGATCATGCAGAACATATTATCGATTCAACTGATGTGTTAAGTAAAGAAACACGTAGCGCAGACGGTGAATTCGCTCAAGGTTAATAGGATATAGCCAATGGGTTTAGGTAGTAAAGCACACGAAGTATACGGTCAGAATCTGACAGTTGGATCAGTGACACTAGTTCCAAGATCTAAATTTAACTTTACAGTAAATATGACTCATCGAAATCCATCAGCTTTAGGTGGACTAGTTACTACTGATTTTGAGCGTATTGCTAGTATCAGTATGCCTGGCTATAATAAAAAAGCACAAACACTGAACCAGTATAATAAGAAAAGAGTAATACAAACGGGTATTGATTATGCTCCTATTACTATGCTCGCTTACGATACCAGAGATGGCGAATTTGAAATGTTTTTAAAACAATACTCTGAATATTATTATGCTGGATCAATGAATTACGGTAGTAGTTTTGTTGAATTTAATAATGCACTTGCTGGTACTAAATTACAACAAGATAAAAATTATATTACTGAACTATCTATTATTAGAGTAAACAGTAATGAAGACACAAATATCATAAAAGTATATAATCCAATGATTACTAATATTGATGCTGATACACTTGATTATAGTGAAAGCGGGCTAGTTCAATATAGAATTACATTTATATACGAGGGATATGATATTAAATCAAACAATAATCCTATTTTAACAGAGCAGATATATGATCCAGGTAATAGAGGTTTTACTCCTGAAAGAGGTTTTATTACTCAAGACGACAGATTAGCAGGTACTGATGTAACCAATGGACAAGAACAAGGAGCATTAGTTGGTATAGATGCTCCAGTTACAGATGAAAACGTATTTGACACCAAAGGCGAATAACAAATGCCAAAGTATCAAAGTGGCAAATATGCTCCAATAAATCCAGATAAGTATTTAGGTAAGCGTGTTCCGCATTATAGAAGTGGATGGGAGCTTGCTGTATTTCGTATGTGTGATAATCATCCTGCTATATTAGGTTGGGGGTCAGAAACACATAGAGTGCCATATCGTAATCCTTTAACAGGTAAGCAAAGCACATATGTTCCTGATTTGTTAATAGTATACAAAGATAGAAAAGGTAGAAATCATGCAGAAATTGTAGAAATTAAACCAGCAAGTCAAACATTAGGTGAAGCGAGAACACAGGCACAAAAAGCAGCAGCAATTGTAAATCAAGCCAAGTGGGAAGCTGCAAATGTATGGGCAAAAAGCAATGGACTACGATTTAGAGTAATAACAGAAAATCAAATCTTTAATAGGCCCAAAAAAGGCAAAAAGAAATGACAAAAAAATACTTTCACGAAGTATGGCCTGCCATTGAAGAAGAGCTTAGAATTAGTTTAGAAACATCTAAGTTAAATACAGAAGAACGTAGACAACAGAAAAAACAAAAACATATGGAAAAAAGAAAGGGTAAATTTTACCCTAAAACTAATAGACCAGGTAAAAGAAAATGACAAAAAAACTAGAAGAAGAATTAGATTTACCAGCAATTGAAGATATGCTTCCAAAAGATGAAGAACAGGAAGTAGAGCCAACTGCTGAAGAAATTCAAGCAAATATTGTAGAATATCAAGGTGATATGGGTATGCTAGATCGTGTTGATGCTGCATTACCTACAGTAGAAGGTTTGCAAGAATTAGACAGAGAAATGGATCAGTATGCACAAAAGGCAATGGATACATTTGATGATCTAGTTGATTTAGGAAAAAACGTAGAAGATAGACATGCAGCACCTATTTTTGATAGTGCGGCTAAAATGATTACAGCAGCATTACAAGCAAAGACTGCAAAATTAGATAAAAAAATGAAAATGCTTGAGCTACAACAGCGTCAACATAAACTTGAAAAAGAAAGTGAAAAAATTGATGCATATGTTGCTGCTCGCAACAAAGAAATTGGAATAGAAGATCCAGAATCAGTTGAAGGCAAGTTTATAGGCGATAGAACTGCTATGCTTGCTGAAATTATGCAAAATATAAAAGAAAACGATAAATAGTATTATAGGAGAACTATGCTATGAAATCATATCTACAATATCTACAAGAATCAAAACAAACGTGGAAATTTAAAATCAAATCAGTGACTCAACTTAGCGATGATGATGCTGATAGAATAGAAAAGCACCTAATGAAATACGACTCAAAAGGACTCGGTGCTGAGAAGAAAACAATGCTGCAAAGCACACCACGTGATTTTCCAAGCCATAGAGGCTATGAAGTTTTTACATACGAATTTGAAACTGCACTACCTGTGAGTAGTCATCAAATAAAAATTGAAATAGGCAATATGCTAGGACTAAGTGACTCAGTTTTTAAAGTAAAAGGCGATCATGAAGTAGATCCAGATGAAAATGTAGAGCAAAAAGATGTTGAAAGTGTTTTAGCCGATGGCGAATACAAAGATGCAGAAAAAGTAGATAGTGAAGATTATTATGGCGATAAGTTTAACACAAGTTTTGTGCAAGAATTATTAAAGCTGCGTAAACAAAAGGAGAAAGACAGTGAGTGATTTAGATAGATTAGTAGCACTAGCTGGACTAGCTACAGATAACGTAGCTCAGGGTGCAACAAATGAAACAACAATAGAAGAAAGTGACTGCGATTGTGATTGCGGAGAATCACCATGTAATACATGCGGTGAAGACCATCACAACGTAAAAGAAGGCAGAATGGCTGATTTAGCAGATATTGATGCAGCATGGCCAGAAATCTCTGCATTAAAAATGAAGTTGCATGATCAAGGTATGGAACCTGAAGAAGCACAAGATGAAGCTGCAGAACAATTAGGTTATGATCCTGAAATGGTTGATCATTACCTTGAATACAAATTTGCAGAAGAAGTTGAAGAAACCGAAGAAGAGACTACAGTAGAAGCAGTAGGCGATGCAGCTGAATGTTTTTATGATATGCAAGATGCATTTGCAGGCGGCGAAGCAGAAGGCGCACACAAATCTCTTATTGATGAACTAGTACGCTACCTAAGCGGCGACCAACTTGAAGATTTTTGTGATGACTTTAAAAGACATCACGACATGGGCATGAACGAAGCAGAAATTGATGAAGCAGACATTGATGAAAATGCTTTTAATCAGGCAGCAGCGGCAGCATCTCGTGCAGGAAAAGATACATTTGAATTTGGTGGTAAAACACATAAAACTACAATGAAAAAAGATACTGCACACAAACTAGACGATGATGTCAACACAGAAGTTAATGAAGCTCCAACAATGGGTACAACACAGTTAATTAATCTTCAAAATTTACTTAAAAATTCAGGTTTAAGTGAAGAATTTATTGAACAAAAAATTAATGAATGGGCAAACACACCATCGCCAGAATTAGTAGGCGAACAAGAGCCAACAGCGCATGGTGATGCATATGATTTTGCACAAGGTGTTAATCTAAGTCTAAAGCGTTATTTAGATGCCGAAGATATGAAAGTTGGTCTCAAAGAGCATAAAGTAGAAGATTTAAAAGCTGCTTACAAGGCAAGCAAAGATGAAGGCTAATGAAATAATTGAAAATCTTGCCAACGATAGTGCAGTAAAGCCAAATGCAAAATTTGGTCCTAATGCTAAAAAAGTTGTTGGCGAGAAAAAACGTAAAAGACAACCAGGAAAAAAGACTCATCTAGATATGAGTAAAAAATAGAATCCCCCCAGCAGAACGGTGTAGTTATAATTAACTGCGCCGTTTTCTATTATAAATAGTGTTATGGCAGTAAATGATAAATTAACCAAAACACCATACAAAACAGAAAAGTATACAGAACAACAGTTGGTTGAACTTGCAAAGTGTGCTAATGATCCAAAATATTTTATGAGGGAACATTGCTATATTCAACATCCAACAAAAGGACGTATGAAGTTTGATTTGTATGATTTTCAGGATGATCTAGTAGATTGTTATCATAATAATAGATATAGTATTGCAATGCTTGCTAGACAAATGGGTAAATCAACATGTGCAGCAGGATACTTATTATGGTATGCAATGTTTAATCCAGATCAAACTATTCTCATTGCAGCACACAAATATTCTGGTGCTAGCGAGATCATGCAACGTATAAGATTTGCATATGAAACACTTCCTGATTTTATTCGTGCAGGAGTTACAGCATACAACAAAGGTAGTTTAGAGTTTGATAATGGATCTCGTATAGTTGCACAATCAACAACAGAAAATACCGGACGTGGTTTGAGTATTTCGTTAGCATACTTAGACGAGTTTGCATTTGTGCGTCCTAATATTGCAAAAGAATTTTGGACTTCGCTTTCGCCAACACTTGCAACAGGTGGTAAATGTATAATTACATCAACTCCCAACATGGATGATGATCAATTTGCACAAATTTGGATGGAAGCTGAAAAGAAAATTGACGAATATGGTAATGAACGTACCGAAGGTCGCAATGGGTTTGCTAACATACTTGTTAAATGGGACAAACATCCAGAAAGAGATCAAGATTGGGCTACTGTTGAAGAAGGTAAAATAGGCGAAGAAAGATTTAGACGTGAACACAATTGTGAATTTATTGCTTTTGATGAAACACTTATAGACAGTATTAAACTAAGCAATATGGAAGCACGTGATCCGTATGCAACATTAGGACAAGTACGTTGGTATCGTCCTATTGCAAAAAATCATGTTTATACTATTGCACTTGATCCAAGTTTAGGTACAGGCGGAGACAATAGTGCAATACAAGTATATCAAATGCCCGGTATGAAACAAGTTGCAGAATGGATGCACAATAGAACTACTGTACAAGGACAGATTAAAGTATTACGTGAAATAGCACAATATATAGAAACTGAAACAAGTGGACAATGTGAAATTTATTATAGTGTTGAAAATAATACACTAGGTGAAGCTGCACTTGTTGTTATAGAAGAACAAGGCGAAGAGACTATTCCTGGTACATTCTTATCAGAAAGTAAGTCACATGGAAATGCAAGACGTTATAGACGAGGATTTACTACAACACACAAATCAAAAATTACCGCATGTTCAAAGCTCAAGCATTGGGTAGAAACAGAAAAATTAGAAATTGCAAGTAAAAACTTACTACGTGAATTAAAAACATTTATTAGTAGAGGAAATAGCTATGCTGCAAAAGATGGAGAACACGATGACTTGGTAATGTCTTTAGTATTAGTAATACGTATGTGTATGGAAGTAAGTCGTTACGAAGAAGCTGCATTTGATTACCTACAGGACGATTTTGAAGACGATGACGGTATGGAACCAATGCCGTTTAGTTTACTCTAAATGATAAATAGTATAAAGGAGCAACACTATGACTCTAGCAGAAGAACTTTTTAATATATTAAAAGGCGCTAATTTAAAATTACGTCTATTTGACACAAATGGACAGAAAACATTGGATGAAGATTCAGCTGCTCGTCTTTATGCTTATGAAGATGATATGCTGTTAACAATTCGTATGAACGAAGACGATAGCGCAGAAGTTGTTGTTCAAGTTGGTACAGATTTTGTATACAATGCACATAAAAAAATGCTAGAGCAAATTAAACAAGTTGCACATAATCACATGTCAGAATATAATATTAGAAAATTTAGCAAAAAAATTGCTCCAAAAGATTTCGCACAAGACGTTGTGGCAGAAGCCTATAGTAAAGCACATGGTTCAATTAAAACCAGTTACATAAATCTGCCAGAGGCAAGGATAGTAATTAAACACTCTAAGGGGGTGAATGAAGAAATACGTGGAGCACGTTCACGCAATATTAAATCACTGTTCATTGAAAATGCAGCAGGTGAGCGTTTTGCGTTTCCACACAGATACCTACAAGGTGCTAAGGCTATGGCAAAACATGTAAGCATGGGTGGAACACCATATGATGCAATTGGTGAATCAATCCTAGATACATGTAAACAAATTGTAGAATGCAATCAGTTCTTAAGACATGTAAGAACTAATAAACTGGTTAACGAAGGCAACGAAAATGTTGTAGAAGCAGTTCGTAGCAAACTACAAGAAATGAAGAATAATATACGAAGTCTGCAAACTTCTAGAGGTTATAACGAATTTGAGGTTTCTGCAATTGTAGAAGATGATAATCAGGTTGACGTATCAGGAAAATTCCTATATAATACATTTGAAACTGCCAATATGGACGCAGTTTTATCTACAGTTGCACGTATTGTAAAAGAGAGAGATAGCATGGCAGACATGAACAAAGAAAAAGTTATTGCACTTTATAATATGATTAAAGACAAAGCTGACTTTAACATGAATATTGATATAAACGACCCAGAGCATCCAAACAACGAAGATCCTACTAAGTACAGTGGATCTTCTGGTGTAATGGCAAAACTTAGTTCACTGCTATCTTTCTTAGCAAAGTCAACTAAAAATGATGAAGCATTTAATTTACTAGCACACATATCGGGTGTAGTACATGATTTACCAAAAGATCAGCTATCAGCTGTGATAAAAATGGTCAATTACTTAGTTAACAATGCAGGTAAAACTGCAAAGAAAGAAGATGTTGGAGAAAACATTGTTGAAACAGCAACAATGACTCTACGTAGAAAAATTTCTTAAATTTTTCAAATACTTGCTTGACATTTGAGCAAATAAAATATACAATGTAATGGCAAATAAAGGCAAAAGCGATCAATAGATTGCAAACAAGACTATTAAAGGCTAATATAGGAGAAAACATTATGGCAACTTTGGCTGAAATTCGTGCTAAACTAGCACAACAAGAACAGGGTGCTCAACGCACTCAATCAAGTGGCGGTGATAACGCTATTTTTGCACACTGGAATATTCCAGAAGGTACAAGTGCAACACTAAGATTCCTACCAGACGCAGACGACACTAACACGTTCTTTTGGAAAGAACGTCAAATGATCCGTTTGAGCTTTCCTGGTGTAAAAGGTCAAGACGAAAATAAACAAGTAACTGTACAAGTTCCTTGTGTTGAAATGTGGGGCGAACAATGTCCTGTGCATGCAGAGATTCGTCCTTGGTTTAAAGATCCAGCTATGGAAGATATGGGTCGTAAGTATTGGAAAAAACGTTCATACGTATTCCAAGGCTTTGTAACACAAAGCGAACATCAGGAAGATACTGTTCCTGAGAATCCTATTAGGCGCTTTGTAATCTCTCCACAAATTTATAAAATTATTTCGAGCGCACTTATGGATCCTGAGTTTCAAGAGATCCCAACTGATTATGAAGCAGGCACTGACTTTATTATTAAAAAGTCTACAAAAGGTCAATATGCTGATTATTCAACTTCTAATTGGGCACGTAGAGAACGTAGTTTAGATCAAGCAGAACGTGATGCAATTGCATCAAATGGTTTGTTTACTCTAAATGACTTCCTTCCTAAGAAACCAGGAACAGAAGAATTAAATGCTATCTTTGAAATGTTTGAAGCAAGTGTAGATGGACAAATGTATGATGTAGAGCGTTTTGGCGCATATTATCGTCCATATGGTGTTGATGCACCAACAGGAACAGCAACTAGCACTCCTGTAACAAATACTGCGCCAGCACCAGTTGTTGAAGCGGCACCTGCAGAGGCACCGTCTATTGTAGCTGATCCAGCGCCAGCACCAACGCCAGAAGCTCAACCAGAGCCAGCTATGGCAACAGCAGGTGGCGACGATCAGCCAAGCGCACAAGATATTCTTGCAGCAATTCGTTCACGCAAAAGTGAATAGTTTATAATATAGGAGATTGCAGATGGCAAAACCATTTGACGTGAGCAAATTCCGTAAAAGCATTACTAAGTCCGTTCCAGGGCTTAGTGTAGGCTTTAATGATCCAGATACATGGATCTCTACAGGAAATTATACTCTCAATAAATTAATTAGTAATGACTTTAATAGGGGTGTTCCTCTTGGAAAAGTAACAGTGCTAGCCGGAGAATCCGGTGCAGGTAAATCATATATTGCAAGTGGCAATATTGTAAAAGCTGCACAAGAGCAAGGCATTTTTGTAGTCCTTATTGATAGTGAAAATGCACTAGATGAAAAATGGCTACATGCACTAGATGTAGATACAAGTGAAGAAAAACTACTAAAACTAAACATGTCAATGATTGATGATGTAGCAAGAACAGTATCAGATTTTATGAAAGACTACAAAGCAGAATATGCTGAGAAAGATTCAGAAGATCGACCTAAGGTATTGTTTGTAGTTGATTCTTTAGGTATGCTACTAACACCAACAGATGTTGATCAGTTTCAAAAAGGTGACATGAAAGGTGATATGGGTCGTAAGCCTAAAGCACTAACTGCACTTGTTCGTAACACGGTAAATATGTTTGGTGAATTTAATGTAGGTATGCTTTGTACTAACCACACTTATGCATCACAGGATATGTTTGATCCAGATGATAAGATATCAGGTGGACAAGGATTTATCTATGCATCAAGTATTGTTATTGCAATGCGTAAACTTAAACTAAAAGTAGACGCAGATGGTAACAAGACATCACAGGTACATGGTATTAGAGCGGCATGTAAAGTAATGAAAACACGATATTCTAAACCATTTGAAAGCGTACAAGTAGAAATTCCTTACGAAACAGGTATGAGTCCGTATAGTGGATTAACTGAATTTTTTGAAGCAAAAGGCGCTTTAAAAAAGTCTGGAACAAGACTTGAATATATAAGTCCTGTAACAGGTGAAGTAATTACACAATTTCGTAAAGTATGGGATCGTAATGATAATAATTGTCTCGATCTTGTAATGGAGGAATGGGAAAAGCAACCTGAAGATGTTCAGGATGCTATGGGCGAAGAGCAGATTGCAATGGCCGAAATAGAGGAGCCAGTATATGATTCTAAGTGATGGTGATTTTGAGTTTATTTTTAGTATGTATGATGCTGCTATTGGTGCTATTCCTGAAAAGGATAAACTTCAATATGCTACAGACGTTGTTGATATTTTGTTGGACAATGGCGTTGAACTAAAAGATTACGTTAAAGAAATCTCAGACCATTGCGAATACCTTAGTGAGGCTGTTGATTCTCATTTTCAACAAATAGAAGAAGACGAAGACATTTTTGAAGAATGGAACGAAGATGAGCTCGAGGATTGGGGATAAATGAGTGTTTGGTATAGCAAGGTAACTGCTAACATGGGAGAGATAGTTAACGCTATCTCTCACTATGAAAAAGAAATAGATCAAGCAAAGTTTGAATGCGGTATGAAAGGCAATTTAGAAAAACAAAGTCGAGACATGCCTGGTATTGTTGAACATCGTTTTAATCAATTGCAAGAAGTTGAAGCAATACTAGAATATCTAAATACAGAAATGCGTAAATTACGTAGTAATATATTCCGCAAATATTTAGAAAATTATAATAGAGCATTAAGTAGTAGAGATGCGGAAAAGTTTGTAGATGGTGAAGATGATGTAGTTAATCTTCAATATTTAATAAATGACTTTAGTTTAGTTCGTAATAAATTTATTGGAATAATTAAAGCATTAGAAGCAAAACAATTTCAAATAAACAATGTTGTAAAATTAAGAGCGGCAGGATTAGAGGATATAAGTTTATGATTATAGCAATAGGATGTGATCATGGAGGATTTGAAGCAAAACGTGAAATTATTAGATGGATTACAGAAAAACGTATTTCAAGTTTCATGGACTTTGGCACACACTCTGGAGAAAGCTGTGATTATCCAGATTTTGCAAAAAGTGTTTGCGAGGATGTAGCATCTAAACAATCTCATTTTGGTATTCTTATTTGCGGTACAGGTATTGGTATGAGTATAGCTGCTAATCGTAATCCATTAATACGTGCAGGTTTATGTAAGGACGTAGAAACTGCTAAATTAACAAGACAACACAATAATGCAAATATATTATGTTTAGGTGCTCGTGTTACACCAATAGATCAAATAGTAGATATATGCGAAACATTTATTAATACAGAATTTGAAGGTGGAAGACACGAAAATAGGATTGAGAAGATAAATAACTAGATGACTTAAAATCTCTCAATTTTTTTTGAGCAAATTTTTTTTGGCTAGCCAAGAGGAGAAAAAAATGACACAGCTAATTAATCCAACAAAATTTACAAACACAGTAGGCCTTTTAAGGTCTTTTTTTTTAGAAAAAGGTTTTGAAGAAGTTCATACACAAAACCGTTTATCAATACTTGCTGCATGCGAAGATCCATTTAATGTAGCAACATACAATTATGCAGGCCAAGTTTGGCCCTTGCCCCAAACAGGCCAGATGTGGTTAGAACATGAATTATTAAGTAGCCCCGATAGTAAGGGGTTTTTTTGTGTGTCGACGTCTTATAGACAAGAGCCGAACGCTATACCGGGTAGACACGACATTATATTCCCTATGTTTGAATTTGAAATGCCTGGCAGTGTAGATGATCTCAAAGCAATGGAATATGAACTATGCGAATACTTAGGCTTTGATACACTAACAGAAAAAACATATGCAGAATGGCAACAACACTTTGGTATTGGTGCAGATGTAGAAATGGATGCACAACACGAACTAGATATGCAAGCACAATTTGGTAGCAGTTTGATTACCAACTTCCCTGAAATGACAAGTCCATTTTGGAACATGAGTAGAAATGATGATGGTGTTACTGCTAAGAAGATGGATGTTATCTTAGGTGGTATGGAAACTATTGGATCAGCAGAACGCTCATGTGATGTTGATATGATGCGTGACACATTCCATAGTATTACTGATGGCGAATACAGTGAGTTACTTTACAAACTATTTGGTAAAGAAAGAGTAGAAGCAGAACTAGAAAAGTTTTTAGAGTTTGAT